ATAACCACACTACATCCGCTTTAGATATTTGAAAGCCATAAGTAGCACCGCCAAATAATCCACTATAACCATGTAGCGACTGCAATAAAGTATTTGCAGTTTGAAAACTATTTTCCATTGTGGTAGAGAAAACACTCATTTGAAAAATAGGTGTATCAATACCTTTTACACTTTGCGTTGAACCTGTATAAACAGGTTGATGCACATTTCTTAATTGCCAAGTCACAAAGTTAGGCTGTGTAGCAAAATTTCTATTGAAATTAGCATATACAGGAATAGGTGATATTATACCACTCAATTGAGCTTGTATGGCTTTTGCATATTGATTAACATTTTGTTGAGTAGCCATTTTATACCTTTGTTACTGGATCGGAACGATAACAAATAAAAGTAGCACTCATTTTGTCATTAGCTTCAATAGCAGATTCAATACGCCAATCTTGAGTTCGCCATTTAAACGAATAAAGATTTTGATTGATAACTATATCTTGAATCCAAGGCGTATAATTAAATTGAAATTCAATTAAATCTTGATAAACACGATATTTTTCAGTAATAGCTAAAGAATTCTTTACGGAACTAACCAATGGTCTTCCTGTAAATTTCTTTGTTATTGTAGTCGTATATTCACCATAGGCATCAACCCCAAATGTTAGTGTATTAACATCCACATTATCATAGCGTTTAATTGCCATTTACATCACCAATGGTTTATAAGGTCTTAATAAAGCATCTACCCCATAAGGTATATTTTGCAATTTACTTAAAGTTGTTTCTGATCTGTTGTTGTATAAATGAGTTAATAACAATAAAGCAGCTTGTTTAATTACAGGATAAGCCTGTAAAAAGTTAGCATTTTGTGTATATTCAACAACAATAGGCGAAGTTGCATTAGTATTTACATTAGTTGGCATACCGCCTGGCAAAATTACTTTATTGCCTGTGCCATCATAATAATAATTAGATGATGCAAGCGTAGTAAAGGTGCTAGGTGTGTTGCCATTCCAAAAACCTAATTTAGTAATTACTACACCGCCTGATGCATAATTATCAACATAAGAGGTTTCGGGCAAATCTAAACACAAAGGCGCAGCATATAAAGAGCTAGTGCCATAATAAACTCTGTAAGATGTAGGGAATATAGACATACCAAGATAATCTTCGATATGCATACGAACCGCCAATTCCAAGCCACTTAAATAAGTATCTTGAGATTCATCACCAAACAAATTTAATTGTTGTGTTATTTCATCTAATGTTAGCCATCCAGTAGTTAAATCACGAGCAATTTGTTCAAATTTATCGTAATTAAACGGATTTCTAGTGCTTCCATAAGAAACTTGCCCAAGCGTATCCGCCATATTAAGCTCCTATTAAATAAACCCCAGCAAATGGATCTCTAACTGAACTTACTAATCTTTTTTCAGCATAAAGCGTTACTGTGCCTGGCTGTGTTTGATCAAAGCGTTTAATGCTCATTTCTTCAGCATCAGCAATAGTTAAGAATCGATCCCAATTTGCTAAAACTGCTGAAAGTGATCCAACCGCAGGTGTTTGTAAATATGGATTTGGTATTACAGGAAATCCAAATACATAAGCTACAGCACCACCATCATTATCACCAGCTTCTATAAACATAGGTGATCCACCTGTTGAAGCTTTTAATTTTCTTAATTGCACAATAAGATCAGGGTGCATATGCCAAGCTGTAGTTGGTAAAGCCCAATATTGAGCAGGTAAAAGATTTACTGTATCAACAATATTGTCATAAGTTACAGCAGTATAAGTAAATGTTTTCTTTAATACTGTATGAATGCCATCAGTAATTGCATTGCCACTTGAGCCATAAGCTGCGGCTGAAGTGCTTGTATTGTAAAAAGCCAAACCTCTTAAACCATTTGTGCCACCAGTTGAAGTTGTTGATGAGCCAGCTTGGTCATTATTAACTGCCATAGATGTAGCTTCTAATTGACTAAATTCAAGCATAAGGTCTTGAACAACAGTTTGTTCTAAATAATTAATGTCATCTAATACTGCACTACGAATAGGTAGTTGAGCAGCAATAACTCTTGTTGGTAATTGCCAATATGAAGTATCAATATTTGGGCTACCGCTATTTGCAGTTACAACATATAACCATGGGTTTGTTGAATTAGCTGCGTTACCAGTTTTGGCTACAAATTGAGTAGCAGAAGTGCTAGTAGAAATAATTTGACGACTTCCCATTCTGAAAGGATTTGCATATCTTAATGCTGCAAAAGAATCATCAAAAAATGTTCTACCACCAATATTTAAACCACTGCCTGTTAAAGCAGAAGCTTCTTCTACTTTTTTTGCTTCTTCAAATAACTTAACTTTGGCTTCGCCTTCGGTTAAAGCTTGTTTGATTCCGTTATAAATTCTTTCAGTTGTATTCATTTTTCTTTCCTAAATAAGTTAAAGAAGGGGCAGATTGCTCTGCCCTTTCCTATACAACAATTAAACTACAATTAAGTAGAAGTGCCTGTTGATCTATAACGAATAATAGCAAAAGGATCAACAACAGAAGTTGCTAAACGCTTTTCACCATAAAATGTAATAGAGCCTGGTAAAGTTTGATCATAGCGACGAAGAACCATATTTAAACGATCAACGATAGCATGACCTCTTTGCCAATCACCAAAATACATTGGATACAAGCTATTTGTGCCTGCTGAACCGCTTGTAGTTTGTGAAGGTGTGTCAAGATATTTATTAACAACAACATCAAAACCTAACAATGTTCCAACAATGCCATCAGCTCTAGCTAAACCATCAACATAGATAGGGCGACCTTGGTCATCCACTAAACCACGAATTTGTTGAAGCAATACAGGATTAACAATAAATTTTGCTGATGCTGTCCAATATTGTTGTGGTAAAGAGTAGATAAAGTTCACTACATCTTTATACTTAATATTAGCAGCGCCAACAGTGTTAGCATTAGTTGTTGTTTGGTCATAAGTAGCTAATGAATGTAAACCACTTGAAGAACCAGTTCCGGTTGTGCCAAAAGCAGCAGTAGAAATTGTTCCGCCTGTGTAAGATGAATTAGCGCCAGGATATTGATCTAAACCGCGTAAACCATTTGAACCACCATAAGGAAGTGATGTTGCACCTTGGTCATTATTTTGGATCATTGATAAAGCTTCGTTTTGACTGAATTCTAAAAGCATGTCTGAAACAACATTGCTTTCTAAACCATCAATATCGTCAAGAGCAGCAGTTCTGATTGGAAATTGAACATTCAAATCTTGCAATGTTAATTGCCAAATGTTTGTATCTTGAGTAGTTGCAGAAGTGTTATTAGTAACAGTATAGCCCCAACCCACACCAGCATTACCCACTTTAGCGCGGAATTGATATGTTGCGCCATCTGTTGAAACAGCTCTTGAAACGCCACGAAGTGGATTAGCAAGTCTTAATGCAACAAATACTGGATCGTAAGCTGTGATACCACCGATGCCTGCGCCTGAACCTGTTAATGCTGAAGCTTCCTTCATGTAAGCATCATAATGAGATTCGTCTGCAAACATTTTAAGTTCTTTTTCTACACGGCTACCAAGGAAACCTTTTAATTGTTCTTTAACAGAACGATTGATTTCTTGAGAGATAGTTTTGTATGTTTTAATTACTGGAGCTGCTTCTCTAACTGAAGCTACTTTAGCTTCTAAAGCTGCAACTTTTTCATCGAAAGAAGCTACTGTTTCAGCAAGTTTAGCATCAACAGAAGAAGTGATTTCTTCTACTTTTGCTAAATTAGCTGCTTCAATAGCGTCTAATTTTTCAATAATTTTTTCTGACATGATTTATCCTTTTAAACGAGAGTTAAGTTGTTTGAGTAGTTCTCTTTCAGCTAATGCTTTAAGAATTTCCTCATTTTCATTTACCACCGCATCAGCTTCACTCTGAATAGGTGTATTTTCAATTTGAATTTCAGGCTCATCACGAGTTGCTAAAATTTGTTTGAAAATTGAAGACGCGGTGGTCGCATCTTTTCTTGAAAGTTTTGCATCACGCAATGCTTTCTCGATTAGTTTTAAGTCTAAAGAACCATCAGCTCTAAAGCACTCTAATTTCGAGATATTGCATTCTAAATTGTTAGGATTCATAACAACTGACACTTCTCTTAAACCGCCTTTTTTAATTTGGAAATAACCATCTTCATCAGCACCTACTTCCATACCTTCAGCATCAACCATACAATATTCGTCAGCATAAGCGCCAACAGAAACACCGCCAACCATAGCTGGTGATTCTTTCATAATTGTATAAAGGTCTTTACCAGCAGTTGTATTTGTAAATAGTCTGCCTTTTGCATCCATACCTTCATCAGTAAATGAGAATTCTTGCCATTCGCCTACAGGCATTGACATATCATTGTGTTGGAAATACATTGGAAGTGGTTTACCTGATTTAGCAAATTCATCAGCCCATTGCGCAAAACCTTCAGGCATATAATTAAATTTACGTCCATCAGCGCCTTCTCTAGCACCCCAAGTCGTTACAGTAGCTTCAATCATTCCTACGCTACTT